TCACTGCATACACACGCCGGAATCGTAGAGCAGCTGCCGATAATCTGACAGTACTTGGATGGTGACACCTAATTCCACGGCCATCATCCACGTATTGCCCTCGTACACCGTCTCGGCCATGCCGTAATCCACCGGACTGATCAATGTCAGCGCGGTCTCCCTGCGACACCGGCGCTCGCATTTCAACCCGTATTGGCTACCACAGCCTGGATCGTGGTGTTTCGCGTGTATGAGCTCATGGCAGAGGGTGCAGCGGCGCTGTCGCTGGTTGAGCCGGTCGTGGAGGAATATGGTGCGGCTTGCCTCGTGCCACGCTCCGCACAGTCCGTCCGGTAATGGTTGTTCGATGATGCGGATGTGTTCCTTCCATGCGCGGTCGAGGAAGGCGCCGAGGTCGTATCCGCCGGTGATATGAAACGACCCAGCCTGGTTCGCCGCGCCGAAGACGCTCGCGTGCTGGGTACTGTCACAACCCATTATACGTGGATCAGAAGCCGTGCTACTTGGCGTCGTCGTTCCCTCCATCGTTCTCGATTCCAGGTCGATTCGTTTCCTTGATCTCTTCCGTGGACTCAATGATGTTTCGCAGACGTTCTATCGATGGCACGTCGTCCTTGAGGCTTTCTCTTTGCCTGTCAGCCTCGTTCTTGAGCATCTCGAAGCGTTCGATTTTGCTGTACCCCTGTGATATGTATGCGGCGCTTAAAGCCTCGATGTTCTGGAGTATGACCAGGTCTCTGACCGTGGCGTAGTCGCGCATGTTCCCCTTCCATCCGGGGTGATTCGTCTTCCATGTCGCCGCTTTCATTCCGAACACGGCGAGGTTGATGACGTCCGCTTCTGACGCGTATTCGATACGTTCCCTGAATTTGGACAGGTCCTTGCCTTGGAGTGATTCCTTCACTGCGTCGGTGTGGAGACGGTAGTTCGTCTTGGTGAGTTCTCGCCTTGCGTGCCATTCGATTCCGGTTCGTTGTGCTTCGGCGTCTTTGAGGCGTTGGTAGTCCTTGATGACGAACAGGTGGAATTCCGGGCTTATCCATGATGCGAAAGCGAATGCGATGTCCTTGTGGGCGTATGTCCCTCCGGAACGTCCGCGTTCCGAACGGATTCCGATGGCATTGGTTTTGCTTATCCATTCCGATGCGGACAGGGAGAAGATGTTACGGCCGGATTGGGCCAAGATCGCTGCGGCCGCATCGCTGTCGAACTTTGGATTCGATATTTTCTCCCATGTGCTGAGGAATGAGATGGTGTCCGATAGGCGCAGCCATCGTCGGATGACTTCGCCTGTCCTGTCACTGCTGTGTCTGGCGAGATCGGTGAGACTGATGTAGTCTTCGCCGTTGACGGCGTGAATGGTCACGTCGACATCTTTTGCATGGATTCTTGATGACTTTTCCACCGGCATTTCGTTGTCCTTTCAGCGATTTTGACTTATCCACCGTAAAAGTGGTCGAATTCGGTCATTTTTAATAATTTGAAAAAGGTGTATAATAGTAGTTTTTCGCAAAGCCGTGAAATCTGTCATTCGTCCGGTGTTTCGGCTTCAAGATTGCGGTTCATGTCCCTGCTGGCGGCAAGCTCCTGTGGTGGCAGGTCCTCGAACCTCGGTTCGACCAGATCATCGGTGATCTGGGACTCGCGCTCGCGGGCCTCGTAGGCGCGGGCGGCCTCGATGATTTCGCCGTGGCTCTGTCCGGTGTTTTTCATGGCTTCTTCCAAGCATGCTGATGCTCGTTGATGAAACAGCATGCATAGCGTGACAAATTCTTGAAGCGACGGAGAGCCCATTCGTTCGTGGAAAAGATCATCAAGCCTCGAACGGCTGATGCCCGTCTCTTTTTCCATGGTTCGAAGTGACATGTGGCGTGGATCTTCGTCACGAAGTTCTCTGATGATTTGCATGGAAGCGCGATCCATTTCCGTCCATGCTCTTGGTGTCTTTGCCATAACTACATGCTATTTGTCCTCATTTGGCGACACGCCGTAAACTTCAGCTTGACAAGTGACCTCAAATGAGGACAATAACAGATATGACCTCATTTAAAGACAGAAAACCGGTGGACATAGCCACGAGCGCAGCAGATGAGCTTCGCAGACTCGCTCGTTATGCGGATCGCTCACAGGAGCAACTTGCATCTGAGATGGGTATCAGCAGACAGGCGATGAACACAAAGCTCAACGGTGGTCCTCTCGACCTAACCGAGTTCGTTGCAATCGCGCTGAGCTTGGGGAGAAATCCAAGCGAAGTCCTTCAGAAGGCTGAGCAATCGGCGCTCGCCGACGCATGAATCGAAAGGAGAATCCGATGAACAATGAAATCCAGAAGTTCGATTTCAAGGGCGCCTCATTGCGCACCCTGACCGACGAGGCGGGGGAGCCCTGGTTCGTCGCCAAGGACGTATGCGACATCCTCGAAATCAGCAATCCGTCCGATGCCTTGAAAAGGCTTGACGATGATGAACGGTCTAGGTTCAATCTAGGGCGTCAGGGTGAGACCAACATCGTCAACGAAGCCGGCCTGTATGTTCTCGTGCTTGGCTCCCGTAAGCCCGAGGCTCACGAGTTCAAGCGGTGGGTGACGCATGAGGTGCTTCCCCAGATTCGCAGGACTGGCGGCTATATCCCGGCCACCGACGCGGACGATGACATGACCATCCTGGCGAAGGCCGTGATGATCGGCCAGCGCACCATGGAGGAGCAGAAGCAGAGGATAGCTGACCAGCAGTCGCGTATCGACGAGCTTCAGCCTAAGGCGTCCGCGTGGGACAACTTCGTGGACATTCCCGACGCGCTTTCCGTGCGTGATTCCGCGAAGCTGCTCAGCAATCTTGGTAGGCCGGTCGGGCAGACGGAACTGTTCGAATGGCTTGACCGGAATGACTGGATCTTCCGTGAGAACAAGCATTGGTCCGCGCGTCAGAGCCGTATCAACGCCGGGCATCTGCTGATGGTTCCCTCGAAGTCGCATGGGACGCACAGGGATGGGACTCCGTTCGCGTTCCCGCCGACGGTGAAGGTCACGAGGAAGGGTCTTGCCCTGATTGCCCGCCGGTTCGGCGAGGAGACTCTGCAGCTTGAATACCCGAAGGCGGTCGCGTGATGGACGGGACCGAGTACATAGGCTTCAACATCACCGACCTCACGACGGGGAAGGCGAGCCGCATTGCCTCCTACCTCTTCGCGCATTCCGGCAGGTGGATGGCGGAGCTGACGGTCAATCCGATCAGAGTCGATTCCATCGGCGACGGGAAGGCGTTCGTGACCTTCCCAGCTGTCGCGGAAGTGGATTTGAAGGAATTCATGTCGATGTTGGAAGAAGGTGCTCAATGAGTCAGGAACGTGGTTTGATGCTTGGTCTGCGTGTTGTGCGTTCGGTATCATCATCAGCCCAACGCCATCTGATCTCTACGTCTGGCCTTCCAAGTTGTGTTCCTATGGCCAGGTATTCGATGCTGTCTCCAGGCTCGCAGGAGAAAGGCGTCGCATGGTCGAAGTGCAATAGGCCACTCATTCTGGGGTCTGCGGAACGCACTTCCAATACGATGACTTTTCTGAGGCCTTCATGGTGTATGGAGAACAGCTCTCCGCTTCCTGTCCAAACGGAATCTCCCCACGGTGCCTTGTCTGGCGGATTCGACGAAATTGCTATGCGGTTGGCCTCCTTGAGCTGCTCCACTTGCGCGCGCAATGCCGCGGCGGATTCCCGCGACGCCTCAAGCTGCGATTTAAGCGTGGCGTTCAGCTCGTCGGCACGTCGTGCATCGGACTCGTACTTCTCCCGTGCCGCCTTCGCGCTCTTCGAGTCTTTTCTCGCGGTGATTATCCACCCCGCGACGGCGATGGCGAGTGTGATGGCCAAGCCGATAACGGTCAGAGTGGCTGACAGCGTCCAGTCCCATGGACTCGAATTCATTGATTCTTCTCCTAACTGTTCGGCCCGCACGTCGCATATGCGGGATGACACCGATTTTAGGAGAGGGCCGGGCGGTTCTCCTAACGCCGCCCGGCATCACACACGCAAAGGAGGCGCGTGATGGTTCCGCAATCCGAACTCAAGGATCCGAGCCGCGTGCCGTTGGGGGAGCGGTTGGCGTGGAGCCCAGAACAGGCGGCGCAGGTGTACAGCCTCGACCCGCGCGGCCTGCGCCACGCGATCGACATCGGAGACCTCGACAGCTTCCGGGCACCCACCAGGGAAGGCAAACCCGGACGAAGAAAAGTCAGCAAGACAGCGATGGAACGCTGGATTCGATCAATGGAGGAATGACATGAAAGCGATTCGCAAGGCCTGTGTGCAGGCGGTGTTCGACGAATTCGAAACACAGGGCGAACTGGTCCACCCATTCAAGGACGGGGATGCGGAGGCCATGAGGCCGCTCGGCCACATCGTCGGCTACATCGACCTCGATGTCACCGGAATCGTGGACCTCATCGTAGACACGATCGACAAGGAGCTGTGACATGGGCATCAGACAGGCCGTGAGGTTGAATCCGCCGAAACCACCACAGTCGGGACGGCATGATCCACGCAATGTGCTGCTCGCGTCGAGTGGCTTCTACGTCCGTTTCGGCGTGGACGGATCCGCCAGCCTCATCGACGGCATCCAGGAGATAACGCTGGCGGAATTCACCGCCGAGGAAGGCAAAGACATCATTCACACACTCATCAACATGATCGGAGGTACACGATGACCGACAACGATTGCCGCATCGAAGACAGACTCGAATCCCAGAAGCGGAAGGAAGGGCGCCCGAACTACGCCTTGCGCCGCATGAAATTCGCGATTGCGGTCATTGGCCTGGTCGTGAGCGTGACGCTCATGCTCACCTGGCGTGATTCGGGGAACATGGCCGGCGCGCTGCTGGTCGAGGGCGTGTATCTCGCCACCGCGTTGTGGCTGGTGGTGCGGTTCGCGTCCAGGGACGACGACTGAAGGGAGGAACCGATGAGGGAGATTCTGCCGCATTGGCATTTCAGTCCGAACGCTCCGGTCAAGGACGTCGACACGAAGAAGATGACGAGTGGTGACAGGGCGGTGGCCGACGCGTGCCGTCGGGCGATGGAGACCGAGGCGTGGAAGGAGCTGGAGATCTTGGAATCGGTGGGCGTGCGGTTCACCGGACTGGTGGGCCGGTTCGTGTCCGAGGTCGCCATGCCGGTGTTGGAGGTGATGCCTGATGACAGTTTCCATCAGAGCGCTGCCGCGCAGTTGACACACATGGCGAAGACCAGGGATGGTGGCGAGACCATCCGCATCATCAAGACTCTCGCCGTGAAAGGAAGGTTCTAATGGCTGGTGAGACGATCATCGCGGTGGTGGGCAATCTGACCGCGGATCCTGAGTTGAGGTCGACGAAGAACGGTCGGAGCGTGGCGGGCTTCACGATCGCGTCCACTCCGCGCACGTTCGAACGGCAGTCGAATCAGTGGACCGACGGGGACGCGTTGTTCCTCCGCTGCACCGTGTGGGGCGATCTGGCCGAGCATTGCGCCCGTTCCCTCGCCAAGGGCATGCGTGTGATCGCCCAGGGAAGACTGACCCAGCATTCATGGGAAGACGAGCAGCATCAGCACCGAACTTCCATGGAATTGCAGGTGGACGAGATCGGCCCGAGCCTGCGGTATGCGGCCGCGCAGGTCGTGAAGGCTCAGCGTGGCACGGCTGGCGCGTATGGCAATCCCGCGACGAGTCCCGCCGGATATACGGGCGGCTCGACACAGCAGACCGCGCAGCTGCCGCCTTCCGACCCGTGGGGAGCGCCCGTACAGCAATAGTCGTCGTTCGGCGAATTCGGCAATCCAGCCGACACCGAACCGGAATTCTAAGGAGGAATCATGGGCATCACCATAGAGGAACTACGCGTCGAGGACCTGCATCCGAATCCGCACAATCCACGCAAACGTTTGGAGGACGTGGACGAACTGGAGGCCAGCATCCGCGTGCAGGGCATCAAACAGCCGCTCCTGGTCACGCCGACAGGCGAGACCGACATCGACGGCCACATGCAGTACCGCGTGGTCATCGGCCATCGCAGGCTCGCCGCAGCCAAACAGGCCGGACTTGAGTCCGTGCCGGCGATCATCGAGGAAATGGACGCGAAACGGGAACGCGAGGTCATGCTGGTCGAGAACTCGCAACGCTCCGATTTGACGCCCATCGAGGAGGCCGACGGTTATCAGGGGCTCCTCGACCTGGGCGTGGGCGTCAAGGAGATGGCCGAGAAGACTGGACGCAGCGACCGGTTCGTTCGCAGACGGTTGAAGATAGCCAGAATCCCGCAGGAAACCCGCGCCATGGCATCCGACTTCACCCAGATGACCATCGAACAGTTGGACAAGCTCGCCGAATTCGAATCCGACCCCGACATGCAACGCGAGCTCGCACGGTCCACCGACTTCGAATGGACATACCGAAGGCTCGTCAGCGAACGCGACAAGACGAAATGGTGCGGTGAGGCCGACAAGGCGCTCGCGAAGGCCGGTGTCAAGGTCGAGTCCTTCCCGGACGGGAAGAACTATTGGACGTTCGAACCGCGCGGCTACAGGCGGCGCACCGTCATTTCCTCCACTCGGGATCCGTTCTGGAAGCAGTTCACGGGCGAGGATGGGTGGCCGGAATTCTGCGTCTTCAAGAACCACGGCGACTACTGCCTGTACGAGCCGATTCCACTCGACCAGCTCGAATGGGCTGAGAGCGCGAAAGCCGAACGTCAGGCCATCATGGCACGGGGGAAGGAACTCGACCGCAAGGCTATGGACTTCGAGGCGATTGCGAGGGACACGCGTTTCGCATGGATACGAACCAACCTCCACACGCTCACCCGCGAACAGACAGTGGCGGGAATCTGCGAACTCGCGCTCGCTGAGACGGTCGGCTGGCATTCGATGTTCGTGGGCCAGCGCCTCCATGGCGAGGGTGTCGTGGAGACGCTCATCGGTTTTGGATGGAATCTGCCGATTACTGAGCATGACGGCGACCACTGGTCGTTGGAATGCAAGGAGAACCTCGACCAGATCCGCATGGTGTTGAGGGACAGGCCGCTGCGGATCCTCGACGTGCTGGCCGCACGCCAGGAGGACACCGCCGATTGGCGTGCGTGGCGCACCATGCGCGGCGTTGATGAGATGTGCGTCTGGTACGGCGCATTGGAACACCTCGGATACCAGCCCAGTGCGGAGGAACGCGAGGCACTCAAGGGCGCGATGGTCGAAAAGGAGCAGGAATCATGAGTATGAAGGCATTGGAGTGGGCCATGTACGACGTGCCCGCCGAAATGGCCAAAGGGTCGCTTCTCCGCATCCTCCTCGCGCTCGCCGACCACGCCGACACCGAAGGCCGTGGCGCGTTCCCATCCCAGAAGCGCCTGTGCGCTCTCACCGGGTACAGTCGCCGCACCATCCAGCATGGATTGCACGACCTGGAGTCATCCGGATTGATTGTCAAGGGCGACCAGAGGCTCACCGAACACTACGGACGCCACCGTCCGATCGTATGGAACCTCAGCATGGAGGATTTTAGAGGCGCAAAAACTGCGCCCCTAAAAAAGAACGAATCCGAGGCGCAGCATACTACGCCCCAAAACAGCCAAGAGGCGCAATTAGGGGCGCAAAAAACAGCCGTTAGAGGCGCAATTAGGGGCGCAGCATCACTACGCCCAAACCTATATAAGGAAGAAAGTTATATAGAACCTAGAGAGAGTAACGCGCGCGCGAGAAAACCAATCCCAATACCAGCCGACTGGAAACCCTCTGAGGAACACCAGGCGCTCGCCGACAGGCTCGGCATCGACTGCGACATCGAAGCCGACAAATTCCGCGACCGTGCCCTCGACTCGGGAACATGCTCGGCCGACTGGAACGCGAAATTCCGCAACTGGCTCGTCAAAGGCAAGGAACGCGGATTCGCCACACCCAAAACCGGCACTCGCCGGTATACGTGGGGCAGCGAAGAGGTGAAACGCGTTCTCGGCCCGATAGCCTGCGAGGGCACGGGCACGTACATGGAGCTCGCATGCAAGGTCGCCGACCTGCTCAACCAAGGCGTGGATCCGGACATGCTGCGCCGTCAGCTCGCGAACGTGCCCGGCGACGTATTGGCCGAACAATTGTTCGAACAGGAGGCGGCGGCATGAACGCCATGACCATCGCACACATGGCCGGCATCCTCACCTCGGCCATCCAGGCCGCGGACCGATTGGAACTCGACGCGCTCAAAGGCCCGGCGCTCGCCGATATGGACCTTGACCTCGTCCGCGATATCAAACGCGACTGCTCGACCTGCATCAACCTGCTCGAACAAATCGGAAGGGAGCGACGATGAGCGACCGGCAATTCCAGGAATCGAAACGCGTCGCGCTCGCACGTCAGGGCTGGCATTGCATGCGTTGCGGACGCAACCTGCACGACCCGAGCGTCTGGCCGGGCAGGAGCGGCCACCACAGGCAGTTGCGCCGTCGGGCCAACCCGACCATGCGCGATCTGCCGAGCAACATCGTCGAACTGTGCGGGTCGGGCACGACCGGCTGTCATGGTTGGGTGCACGCGCATCCGGCTGAGGCGGAACGGTTCGGCTACATCATCCCGAGCTGGCGCGATCCGCTCAACGCGCCGATACGCGACTGGAACGGCGACTGGTGGTGGCTGTTGGATGACGGCACGGCGCAACGGCTCACGCAAATCGAAATCATCGAATGGCAAAGCGATTGGAAGGAAGAATCATGAGGAAACAGGACGAAGACCGGAATGGGAAGCCGGAGGCGCTGCTCTGGCTCGACTTCGAAACGACCGGTACGGACAGGAATGACAGTCTGCCGTTGGAGGTCGGCATGGAATGCACCGACGTGCTGGGCGAACATTCGTATGGATCCCTGCATCGCATCATCAGACCGGACTATCTCAACCTGTTGGGCATGAGCCCGATAGCGTTCTCCATGCACACGGACAATGGATTGCTGTTCGAACTGTTGAACGGCTCCGCGCACGACGACTGCGTGGGTGCTGTGGCGAACGCAGTGGAGGAGTATCTCGACTCGCTCTCGCAACGGTTCGCCCTGGTTCCGGCGGGCACGAACGTGGATTTCGACATCGACTTCCTGAAACGCCTGAGCCTCAACCCGGACGCTTGGCTGAGCTACAGGAAGTTCGACCTGACCACGTTGAGACGCTACATCAGGTTCCTGGATTGCCCCGAGGATCCGTACAAGGGGCATGCCGGTTCGCACAGGGTGCGTGATTGCATCCGTCGTGACATCTCCGACTATCGGTGGTACCGCAAGCTCCTGAAGGGAGCATGGTGATGACCGTGGCCGCCATGATGCTCCTGTGCGCGGCCGTCCTGGTCGCTTGGATCGGAGGCCGGCCATGACGGTCCAGACGCACACGGCGTGGCGGTACCGGAATCCCGCCGACCTGATCGGCCGGCGATGCATCGCGCTCACCGGCATGGATGTCACGTTGGACGGCCCATTGGATCTGATCCGGTTGAGTCCGGTCCACGCGGTCCTGAAATACCGGGGCATAGGACTGCACGTCATCGACTGCGACTTACGCCACCATACGAACAAAACTTCGGACGGCATCCGCGCTGTCGTCATCACGGAAGGCAAACCATGAAACACACCACATCGCATGTCAGGAAATGGCATAGGACCAGTCCATGCCCATACTGCGGCACGAGGAAACCCGGCATCGAACGCTACGCCAGAGTCATCGGGGCCACTACCCGCTTCTTCTGGATCGCCGAATGCCACGGATGCCAGAACGCCGTTTTGCTCAAAACCATGGACGACGACATCAGAACCGCGCTCCGCATATGGAACCGATACGCCAACGGCGGATGGCACAAACACTAGGAGGAAACCATGAGTGAGAAGTCCAGAAAAATCTTCGTCACGATTCCGGATACTTCATTGATCCCAGACGGTTTCGATGAACCCGGGAAAGAACCGGTCAGATACAGCCTGACTGCGGAAGCCAAAGGAGGACGCATCTTCTTCGACCTGGGCGTGAGCGGCAAATTCAGTGTGAGCGAACGTGACGAAAGAGCCTTCATTCTGGCCATTAGAAAAGCTTTTTCCGAGTTTTATCACGATGAACTCCACGTCCTTGCCGAGAGGATCTACCAGTACGACATGCAAAGAACGGATCTGCATAGAGGCTGGGAGATGCTGCCGGAATGGATACGAGCCGAATACCTCGATGAAGCGAGAGACTTGCTGCAACGCAAGGAGCTGGAGTGATGAGCTACCAGGAATTCCGTGAACTGTACGTCGTCTGTGACCAATGCCATACGAGGCTCTACATAGGCGATGCGACCTACGAGGAAGCTGATTACGGGGCCATTGACGACGGCTGGCAATGCGACGAACTCCAAGGCAGGCACTACTGCGAGAACCGCTGGCATGTCAAATGCCATGACTGCGACGCCACCGATAGTGGAGCGCCTGACGAGCTCGAACGCCAGGGATGGCGTATCGACCGAGATTATCCAGACGGTAGCCTCTGTCCGAACCACCGTCATCTCTCATGCCGAGAATGCCGCAAGTGGGATGTCGGGCCGCTGCACCGGCTCGAATATGAGGGATGGCAAGTCAATTCAGCCGACTTCGAGAAAAGTCTCTGCCCCGAATGCGCCAAAATGCTTGAAACCGCACGCAAGGCGGTGATGGAATCATGAAATGGATCCTCAAGACCATCAGGCAGACACTCATGATCCCAGCAATCCTCTCCGTCTACACGGCGCTCGCCATTCTGGAACACCACGAGAAGAAAGCAGGCAGGAAATGAAAGTGAAGAAAGTCCTCATAGACATGATCGTCAAATGGCATCAGGCCGGATACAGCCTCGATGAGATCGCACCACTGGTTCCACAAGTACCCAAAGATGAAATCAAAGCGATCATCCAACACATCCGCGAATAACAAGAAACCCGACCTTCCGGCCGGGCTCCTGGCATCACCACAAACCAGACTACACCGCCGGAGGGAATCGAACAAATGAACGAACCAACCAACGAATCCCAACCAACACCAAACCAGACACAACCAGTACAAACCAACCAAAACAAGCCAGCGCTCGCCGGCATGTGCCGAGTGTGCGGCGGGGAGTGCCGTATCCAGGCCACGATGTGCGACAAGTGCGAGAACACTTTGAGGGGATGGATCCACGACTATCCCATCTGGATCCACGCCCTGCGCGAGTTTCTGGATTCGACGACGCATTACGGAGGCCACCGGCCTGGACGTGTTAACCTGCCGTCCGCGCCCACGCCGATCAGACTCTCGGTCGTTGACCATCTGCAGGAGATCGAGGATGCGGTGACGGCGTTGTGGTGTCGATTGTATGCGCCGCCGGCCATGCCATGGGCCACAAGCATCGCGGTCCCGCCCATCGTCGACATGCTCAAGGCATGCTGGTCATGCCAGCGGTTGAACCGACTGCCGGACATCGGTTTGATCTGGCATGACTGGCAGCGGTTGACGCGCAAGACGATGAGCATCATCGACGTGCCGCCATCCAGGCACGGCATCGGCAGGTGCCTGAATCCTCTGTGTGGAGTGGAGCTGAGTGCGGAGGTCGGCGCGGTGAGCGTCGACTGTCCGGTGTGCGGCAACACTTACAGCGTGGTCGATGTGCGATTGGGGTTCCTGCGGGAGTGCATCGAATCGGGCAGGGCGTTCACGGCGGGGGAGTGCGCGGAGCTGCTGCGCGAGTGCGGGTTCCAGTGCAGTGTGAACACGATCTACTCGTGGCGCAAGCGTGGCAGGCTTCAGCCGACCGGTAGAAACGATAAGGGGCAACCGTTGTACCGCCTGTCCGACGTACACGCGCGCCTCGCTCGCCATGACGTGATTTGACATTTTTCAAAGTGCAAGGCAGAATTGTCAGTGGATTAAAGGGTTCAAACCGGAAAACGGTTTGAACCCTTTTCATATCCACCGATGGATTCTCCTAACTCCTTGGGTTATATCCCGTCCTGTCCGAACGGCATATCGGACACGCTCCGCCCACTCCCGTCAGAGTGGGCATACCTCAATGTGGCAGGCAAGCCAATCCCGTGCTTCCGTGATGCGGTGATGCTCAAATCCGCCTGCCGGTATGCCTTCGTAGGAATCAGTGGTAGATCGTACCGGCCGCGAGTCTTTATTGGATTCTCTTCCTTGTGGCCGCGTGTGGACGCGGGTTCGAATCCCGCCGAAGGCACCCATGAAACAAAGGAAGCCCGGAATTGTCTTCCGGGCTTCCGACTTATTCGTCCTCCTTGTGCTTGCGTGGTCTACCGCCGCCGACGCCACGACCAGGACGCCTCGCGTTCCACTCGTCGATGGTCTCCGGCAGCCAGCCGCGCGTGCGGCCGATCCGCACGTCGGGCTCCGGCAGGTCGTAGACGGCGGCGTTCGCGACGCCGAGTCTTTCGGCCACCTGTTTGACGCCGAGGTATTCAGTCGTCATCGCCGTCCCTTCTGTCCATGATGAGCGTGGCGAGGCTCCAGATGCCCGCCGCGAGTCCGAACAGTCCGGCCTGCCATGGTTTTCCAGTGAAGCCGAGCATGGCGGACAGCAGGCCGCATATGATGCCGCATATGGCGAATATCGTGCTTGTCTTCATGATGGTCATGAAATAGGATGGAACCGGGGTTCCGGGCACTAGGTCTGCTCGGAACCCTTTCGTCATCTCTTATGGCGTGGTCGGCGCCGTATCGAGATGACGAGTGCCGCCAGCGCGATGATGTTGCTCACCACCGAGCTGATGGCGGTCACGATATCCGTCCATTTCATGCTCACCTCCTTTCCTGTTGACGTAAACTATTGTATCAAAAATACATAAGTTATGCAAGCGAGATAGATATGACACGCCGAAAGGAGCAGAAATGAAAGAAGCCCTCGAAGAGATCGCACGCCAACTCACACGCATCGCCGACCAAGAAGAACAGGCCGGCATGCAAATCAGCAGGGGGGACGCCTTGGAAGCGTGGGGTCTACGGATCTACGAGGACGACTTCCTCAGCGCCTTGACCCGACTTGGAATCGAAGTCACCGACTGATGCCGACAAGACCACAAGCACGATGCACCTACAGTGGATGCAGCCGCAAAGCCACACATCAAGGACGCTGCGACCAACACCAACGCAAGCCATGGCAGAACATCTCAGCGCACACCCGCAAGCGATCTAAATACAAGACGCAATGGAACCACGTTCGAGCCGAACGCCTGAAGCTCGAGCCCAACTGCAGACGATGCAGCCGCAAAGGCACCAACGTCGACCACATCATTCCAGTCGGTGCAGGCGGAGCATTCCTCGACATCAACAACACGCAAACGCTCTGCGATCAATGCAAAACCCTTAAAGACCAGGAAGACCGAAGGAACTACCCCCGCATATTCCACTGACGGGTATGGCGTTCCGAAAGTCGAACAAAGGTTCGACTGGGCGCGCCGCCGAAACTCTTTTTCGCGCGTCTCAGTTTTTAGGGGTCAAACCACCATGTGAAGGAGGCTGTCATGGGACTTCGTGGACCGCAGCGGCAGCCCCTCCAGTTGAGGGTCATCAATGGTCGTGGTCCTGATCGTGATGCAGGCGGCAGGAAGATTTCGGAGGACGATGCAGGTTTCGAGCATAAGGCTCCGTCGGTGCCGGCGTGGCTGTGCGGCGAGGCGTTGAACACTTGGCGGCGCATCGTTCCCAAGCTCGCCCGTTTGAAGCTCATCAAGCCGGAGGACAGGGATGCGCTCGTGGCGTATTGCACTGCTGTGGCTTCGATGAGGGCCGCGCAGGAGTGCATCAACGAGGAGGGCGTGCTCATCGAAACGGAGCGTGGCGCACGCAAGCTCAATCCAGCCTTTACCGTGCTGACCCAATCGCAGAATACGATTCGCGCCTTCGCTCACGAGTTCGGCCTGACTCCGGCGAGCGAATCGAATGTCGCTGGAAAGGCCGAGGAAGATGAAGAATTCAACCCGTTCGCCTGAACTGCCGGACGCCGAGACTCTGGAACGTCTGAAAATCAGCCCCGAGGTCGCTTGGTATTGCCTGGAGCGTGGCATGGACCTGCCGAAGGAATGGCAGGTGCCGAAGATCAAGACGCCGGAGCCAAGGAACGTCGAGGGCGCAGTGTTCGACCCAGCTCGCGTCGACAAGGTGCTTTTGAGCTTCCACACTTTGCGTCATACGCAGGGCAAGTGGGCCGGCAAGCCGCTTGACCCGGATCCGTGGCAGCTCGTGTGGATCCTCGCCCCGGTTTTCGGCTGGGTGAAGAAGAACACCGACGGACAGTGGGTGCGCATCATCCGCGATTTGTATGTCGACGTGCCGCGTAAGAACGGAAAATCGACGCTGTCCGGCGGCATCGCCGTGTACATGTTGGGGGCCGATGGGGAACAGGGTGCGCAGGTCGTGTGCGCCGCGTCCACCGAGCATCAGGCTGGCTTCGTGTTCCAGCCGATCAAGCAATTGGTGGAGAAGACGCCGGCTTTGAAGGGTGTGATGACGGCACATCAGAAGCGCATCGTGCATAATCGCTCCGGCAGTTACATGGAGGTCATCAGCTCCGCTGCAGATGCTGCGCATGGCATGAACCTTCACTGCTTCATCGTCGACGAGCTTCACGTGCATAAGACACCGGATCTGGTGCGGACATTGGAGACTGGTCGCGGCTCGCGAACCCAGCCATTGGGCGTGCGCATCACCACGCCTGATGACGGCAAATCGAACACGATTTACGATCAGACGAGAAAGTATGTCGAGCAATTGGCCGCTGGAACCATCACCGACACCACGTATTACGGCGTGGTCTGGGGTGCCGACGAGACCGATGATCCATTCGCCGTCGAGACGCAAATGAAGGCGAACCCCGGCTGGGGTAAGAGCCCGAGTGCGGAATATTTGGCTGCTCAGGCCAATCAGGCGCGGAATTCGCCGGCACAGCTCGCCAGCTACCTCCGACTGCATCTCGGCATCCGCACGAAGCAGTCAGAACGCTTCATCACATTGGACTCGTGGGACCGCAACGCCGGTGCCGTCTACGCTTCGCCCGACCAGATGGCCGAGGCGTACAAGAGCCGCGTCTGCTATGGCGGCTGGGATCTCGGCGCGGTGTCCGATCTGACGGCTTGGTCGCTGCTCTTCCCGGACGATTGCGGCGGATATGACGTGCTTCTGCGATTCTGGGCGCCCGAATCCGACTTGCCGGCATTGGACAAGCGCACGGCCGGCATGGCATCCGTGTGGGTGCGCGACGGCTGGCTCACCCTGACGCCCGGAGACGTGACCGACTACGCCTTCGTGGAGAAGCGCATCCTGCATGACCTTGACTTTTTCGACGTGCAGACCATCGGCTACGACCCGTGGAACGCCACGCAGGTCGCCAATGACCTGCAGGAGGCCGGTTTGGACGTGGATCGTCTGACCATCGTCCGGCAGGGCACGAAGACCCTGAGCCCGGTGCTCAAGGAGATGCAGCGACTGCTGCTCACCGGCACGAAGGACGCTCCGCTCTTCCGACACCACGGCAATCCGGTACTGCGGTGGAATGTGGACAATCTGGCCGTCAAGACCGACACAAACGGCAACGTACAGCCCGACAAGCAGAACTCCGGCGACAAGATCGACGGCGTGGCCGCGACCCTGAACGCTTTGAGCGAGGCACTGACCCGCCCCGCGCCGGAAAGGAGCATCTATGAGACGGAAAGCCTTTTTGCTTGACATTCTGCAGCTGATTCTGGAGATTCTCGGACTCGCCTTCATCATCACCGGGTGCTTTCTGGTCTGGATCCCTCTTGGCTGGATTGTTTCCGGTCTTGTGATTTTGAAACTTGCTAAGGCGGTGAGCGAATGAGCCTCCTCTTCAAAGGATCCGGCAGTGTAATCGACTTCGCCGGCAGGAACGGTGCCACGGTGACCGGCCCATGGCCGGTGGTCGACCCCGGAATGCCATTGTCGAGCGGCCCTCGCGCATTCGAGATTTATTCGACGCAGCCGAGCGTCCGCAAGGTCGTGGAATTCGTCGCGCGAAACGTGGCCCGCGTCCATATCCAGGCATTCGAGGGCGAGCCATACGGTAAAAGGAAGATGCTTACGGATGGGCCATTGCATCAGCTGGTCAATCATCCGAACCCCGCGAACGGGACGAGCACCTACCGGCTGATTCACGACATCGTGGCCGATCTGATGCTCTTCGACCGATTCCTGGTCGTCTACTCCGACGCAGACGGCACGCTTGAAAGGCTTCCGACCTCGCAATGGCGATTCCACAGGCGTCCGGGCATCATCGATGAGGCAGACGGCTTCACCACCACCGATCCGGCATCCAACCCGGACGGGTACATTCGATTCGATGATCCCGACACCACGCTCGGATATTTTCGCGACAAGGGTTATGGCTCATTCGAGGGCATCAGTCCGATGCTCACGCTGCAGCAGACCTTGGACGAGCATACCGAGGCCGTGAAGTGGCGTCGCCAATTATGGAAGCATGGCCTGCGCATGCCGGGCTACTGGGCGCAGGATCTGAACGAGAAGGCTCTGTCCTCCGATGCGCGACGCAGGTTGCAGACCGAGCTTGCGAATTGGATGGACGGTGGCGGCAAGGAGGGCGAGAGCCCCATCCTGCGCGGCATCGAATATCAGAAGGTCGGCACGGAATTCACACCGAAGGACGCGCAGGAGGTCGAGGGACGCACCTTGAGCGACATCGAGGTGGCGTCCGCCTATCAGGTGCCGCCGGAGATGGTCGGCGCAAGAGAAGGCAAATACGCTTCGCAGCAGGCCTTCCGCGACGCGCTCTACCGTGAGACGCTAGGCCCACTGTTCGAGCAATTGCAAGGCGCTTTCAACGAGCAGATCTGCAGTCGATTCTTCAAAGGCCAGTTCATCGAATTCAATATCGAATCCGCTTTGCGCGGCAGCTTCGTCGATGACGCGCAGGTCACGTCATCCGCCGTCGGTGGTCCGTGGATGAGCGTCAACGAGGCGAGAGCGGATCATGGTCTCGAGCCGAAGGGCGAGGAATACGACGAGATTTTGACTCAATTGAACACCGTCCGCGGCGGCGGCACTCAGGCGAGCCCTCATGACAGCGGCTCGCAGAATCTTGGAGGTGCAAATGCACAGGAATGACATGTGTCCTCTCTCCGAGAGCCGGAGGAAGACGCTTCTCGCCAAGTCCGAGCCAATGGGCGTGGGCAACGGCCAGTCTCTAGGCGAAGGCAAATTCACCGCGGTCGTATCGACCTTCAACGTGGTCGATTCGCAGGGTGACATGATGCTGCCGCACGCCTTCGATGATTCGATCGCGAATTTCCGCGCCGGCAAGACCATCCCGATCCTCTTCAGCCATAATTGGACGGATCCGAACGCGAACGTCGGCGTCATCACCGACATGCGGCAGACCGATACGTGCCTTGAGATTGACGGCCAGCTTGATTTGAGCAGTCCAAACGGCCTGCAGTGCTTCAAGCTTTTGAAGGACGGCCGCGTGCACGAGTTCAGCGTCGGCGGTGAGGCATGGTATGACGACGTGCAAACCGCGCCGGATGGCGATCTCGTCTGGCCCATCACGAAATTCGACCTTTTCGAGGTCAGTCTCTGTCTCAAGGGCGCGAACCCGGAAACGCGACTGGTCAGCACGAAAAGCGAGGACCCGCCGGCCGACACAGTCCAGCAGGACACTGATTCAAACGAAGGCTCCGAACCGAATGGTCCGGGGCCTTTTTCAATGCAGCAATTCGACCGCGACGAGCTCCGAAACATGATCCGCGAGGTCATGAACGAGGAACGGTCGCAGGACACCACCGACGAAGAAGCCGACGAACCAGAGCCAAGCGAAGGCGAACCGGCCGACGTTGAGAACTTGCCCGATTTGACCGCGTGGGCGGCGGAAATGGAAACACAGCTCATCACCGAAGGAGATTCCAACATGAGCATGAAGCAGGAACTGCAGGACACCATCGCCCGCGTGAAGGCGATCGCTAACAAGGCGCAGGGCGAAGGCCGCGAATTCACCGCGGACGAGAACGAGGAGATCATCTCCCTGCGCAAGAAGGCCGACGACCTGAAGGCGAGGATCGACAAGGAGCATGAGGCTTCCGAAGCCTTGAAGAGCATGCTGGCCGCGTCCGAACCGTCCGACGACGTGTCCGGCAAGCCGGTCGTGGCGAGGTCCATCGGCGAGGCATTCATCCACACCGACGCCTACAAGGCCTTCAAGAACGCCACCACCCCGGATCGCACGCCGGTGCGCATCGCCAAGAGCCTAATCCGCGTCAAGCAGGATCCGAATCCGCTGTCCACCGCGCTGCCGGGCGCCGTGAACCCGACCGTGCTGCCGGGCTACACGGATGTCACCTATCCGCAGCCGAACGTCTTCCTTGACCTCATCACCCGCGGCTCCACCGATTCGCCGTACATCAAGTACCGTCAGCTCATCTCCGTGACCAGTGCCGCCGCATCCGTCAATGAGAACGCCGAGAAGCCGCTATCCCAGCTCGGCACGCAGATGGCCGAGGCGAAGGAATGGACCTGCGCCGACGGCTTCAAGGTCACCAACCAGGAACTGCACGATGACGGCATCATCAGCACGCTCATCAACCAGACGCTTATGCGCAACCTGAACGCCTATCTTGAGAAGACCATCCTCAACGGCGATTCTTCGACCGATGTGGCGCAGAAGGGCATCCTGAACACGACCGGCACCCAGCAGGTCGCCTTCGACACGGACATCTTCACCACCGCGCGCCATGCGAAGCGCGTCCTGTCCACCATCGGCACCAACATCCAGGCCATCGTCCTGAACCCGGAGGACAACGAGACAATCGACCTCACGAAGGACAAGCAGGATCGCTTCTACGGTCAGGGGCCCTTCGCGATGGGTCCGAGCACCCTGTGGGGCATTCCGCGCATCGAATCGCAGGCACTGCCGAAGGGCACCGCCGTCATGGGAGACTTCTCCACCGTCCAGCTGCTCAATTACGTGCCGCTGACCATCGAAGCGTTCAACCAGAACGAGGATGACGCCCGCCACAATCTGACCTACGTGCGCGCGGAGGAACGCAACATGCTTTTCATCCGCGAACCGAAGCGTCTCGCCGTGGTCAAGCTCTCCGCCGAAGACGCGTCCCTCTGATCGGCGGCGACCCGATGGCCGACATACCGATCCTCGAACCGCTGGCGTCCATCGAGTCGCTGGCGCTGAAGACCGGAGGCGATAGGAACGACGAGCGGCTTCAGCTAGCCCTCGACCTCGCCTCCGGCCGATTCCGAGAGCAGGCCAACAACCCGATCAGCATGATCTCCGAGACCGTGATCCTCGACTCCGACGGGGGAAGGACGCTCGCGCTGCCCTGCCTGCCGGTGCGCGAGGTGACGGCCTTGGAGATCGACGGTCAACCCATCACCGATTTCGAATGGTCCGAATCCGGCGTCATACGTCTCGACAGGCCGATCCCTGACAAGTGGCGAAGCGTGGAGGTCACGTACCGGCATGGCTATGCCCCGGTGCCGAAAGGCATCCAGGATGTCGTGCTCGAACAGGCCGCGGCCATCTACCAGACGCTGCCCGGACTCGTGTCCTACACGACCGGCGCGGAACAGCGCACCTATTCGTCCGCTCTGACGGTCGGCACGACGGCCCAGTGGGCGGCGATGGTCGCACGATACAAGGTGGACTGACATGGACGGTATCCACGGACATACGCTCACCATCAAGACGAAAGTCGTGGACGGCGAGCCAGACGAATTCGGCCAGTCAAAGTATGCGACGCGCAAAACCGTGCTCGAGGGGTGCAACGTGCAGCCGGTCGCAGTGACCGACCTGCCGCTCTTCCAGGACGCGAATCACCTGCCGCAATTCAAGTGCTTCAGCCATTCCGGCGATCTCGTGGCGAGTCTGCTCACGGGCGATTCGCGCATCGAATGGAATGGACGCACTTTCCAGCCCGCTTCGGCGGCATTCGACTATGTGACGCCTGATGGCATCGGGAACCACACCGAGTGGTGGATGACGGAGGTGACGTCATGAGCAGGAAATTCATGGTCGATGAGGATTGGATGCGCAAAAACGTGCTGTCCAATCCGACTGTCACCTCAGCCTTGAACGCGAAGGCACGTCGGCTCGCTCCGATTGTGAAGCGCATCGCCCTCAAGGAAGGTGATCGGCATTACGCGGAAAGCGTGCGCGTCGTGCAGGGCAAGCGTCCCGGCACGAAGTCGCCGAGCCACATCCAGAGGCCTTTCGCCCGCGTCATCGTTGGCGACGAGCAGGCCACGGAGAAGGAGTACGGTGGCAAGCTGCCGAAGAAGGGCTTCCTGCGCCGTGCCATAGCGGAGATGGGGGACTGACCCATGCTCCTGCAAGGCCAATGGCCCCACCCGCTCCCTTTGCTGATCGCTTGGCTGAAGGACGATGTCAACATCATTGCTATCTCGAAGCTGCCGGACGATATGAAAGCCCACCTGCCTTGTGTGATGGTCACGCCGGCGCCCGGCGGAGGTCAGGGTGCCGACTATACGCGCACGCGCAGCGTCGACATCGACGCGTACGCGGCCGACTGGAAGTCGATGGCCGACATCACCGGACGCATCGAAACCTCCATCTTCCGTCTTTCCGGAAGCGGCAACCAGTACGGCTACGTCGATGCCGCCCGAATCACCGAATTCTCTCAAATCGCATACGAACGTGCCGCTGACGTGCTTCGCTGCACCGCCACGGCCAGCCTCGACATGCGTCCCAAAACAAGTCTCAAATAACTACGATTGATTGGAGGAAATGATGGCCGCCATCACCGATGTGCCAAGCATTCTCAACGACAACAATGGAAATGTGCGAAAGTGGGGCACTCAGCTGCTCGCCATCGCCGACTATTCGACCGCGATGCCGGAGCCTTTCTTCGACACCACGACCAACAAGCCGAATCAGCTGCCCGAAGGCTTCAAGGTGATGGGCTACATCAGCACCGATGGCGCGAAGATGAGTCGCGGCATCGAGTCCGCCGACACCAACGCCGTGCAGGATCTCGAGCCGGTGCGCTCCGACATCACCGGCCGCACCCGCACCCTGCAGATCACCTTCCTCGAAATGAACGCATGGGTCAAGGCCTTGGCTCATGGCCTGCCAGTCTCCCAGTGGCCGGCGAAGAAGGATGAGGGCTTCGAATTCACGGACGAGAAGACCACTGAATTCCCGTACTACCGCCTGATCTGGCTCGGCCAGGACGGCGTGGGGGATGCGGCGCATTACCGCATCGAGGCCGGGTATCGCGTCAAGGTCTCGAATCAGGGCGATTCCACGAAGAATCGTTCCGATGCCGAGGGCGAGGACCAGACCTTCACCTTCTTCCAGGATCCGAAGACAGGCAAGGTCTTCTACGAGGGCGAGAAGATCGCCAAGGCGGGCGCGTCGAGCACCGGCCAGAAGTAGGCCGTTCACGATTCCTCCCGCACCGGGCTTTTGTTCCTTTCACCGGTGCGGGATTTTTCTCTTTTTCCTCTCTGACAGGCAAAGGAACATTTTTGAAAGGATTGAAAAATGACCGACAACAGCACGAAGCGCAGGATCCGCTCTCTCAAGGCAGTGAAGGCGAAGTTCCTTGAGTCGCATCCGAAGATTCAGGAGTGGATCCGCTTCACCGTGGACGATAGGCCGGACGCCAAGGAATTCCGTATTCATTCCCCGATTTTCCAGACGAACGCGGAGAAGAGGGCTTTTGCGAAGGCGCAGGAGTCCGGGGATGATTTCGAGATGGCGAAAGCATTGCTCGGCGACCAGTGGGATGCATTCGATCGTGAGGGCGGCTCGGTGAGCGTCCTGCTGCTCCTGCTCAATGAAGTGGCCGACGAGATGATCGAGACGGACAGCGAGGGAAACCCTACGATGTGATGGAGCTTTTGGATGGCGATGGTCACGCGGAGGAATTGGAGGCCGCTCTTTGCGCGGCCTACGCGCCGCGCGACCCCATCCGGGAGTTCTGGCAGCGCAAGATCAGTCTCCGCGCCCTGCATGCGCTGATCATCCACATGCCGCTCGACAACGTCTTCTACCGGGCTTTGGCGGGCGACGGGTGGAGCGAATCCGAATGGCTTCTGCATGATCTGGGCGACATGCTCCGTGACATCCAGCTGACGATAACCCAGTGCGCCCCATTCGTGGAGCGCCCGCTGGAAGAAGAGGACATCAGGCCGCGCACCAAGCCTCCCGCCGTCGTATTGGCGGAGAGACGCCGCGACATGCAGCCGTCCGATGCGGGCCGCGCATTGCATGCGCGTGAGCGTGACGAGCTCATGGCACTGCTCACGGGTGGTCAATCGAAAAACTGAAAAAGTGAGGTGGTCTCATGGCCGGCACCGCGGCATGGATCGATGTGCTTCCGAATCTGAGTGCCTTCGGGGCGAAGCTTGACAAGGGCGTGACGGTCGCGGCCACCTCCGCCGGCAAGACGGCCGGCAAGCGCTTCTCGGACGCGATGAATCAGGCGGCGGGGAAGGACGTGCTTGGCGAGCAGGTCAGGAGCCTGCAGCGGGCGGAGAGGAAGGCCGAGCAGACCGTCCGCCAGTGCACGGCGCAGATCGCGAAGTCGCGTGACGAGCAGCAGACCGCCGACCTGCGACTGCAGGCGGCGGAGACGAAGCTGGCGGAGACGGTCGCGAAATACGGTGCGTCCAGCTCGCAGGCGATCACCGCGCAGGCTCGTCTCAATGATGCGCGCAGCAAGGCACGTCAGAGGACGGAGGCCGTCAGGAGCGCGGAGGAGCAGCTCAAGGCCGCACAGACCGGATTGGCCGAGACCCAGTCGCAGCTTTCCTCCGCCCAGCACAGGGCGTCGACCGCGACGAGCGGCTTCCGCAGCGCCTTGCAGAGGTGGCGGCAGGCGGCGGATGCGGCGAAGGCGTCCACGAGCGGCCTGTCCGAGGTGCAGTCGCGTCTTGGTGACACGAGCCGTCGCATGGCCGTGCGCTTCGGCGTGATGGCGGGTGCGGTCGGCGGTTTCGCGTCGAGCATCGCCAGCAAGGCCGTGTCAAGCTTCATGTCGCTCGGCTCGTCGATGGTGGATGCGTCGGATTCGGCGCAGAAATTCGCGAGCACGATGAGCTTCGCCGGCGTGGATGACAAGACCATCGCCAAGCTCACCAAGTCCACGCAGGATTACGCCGACCGCACCGTCTTCGACCTGAGCGACATCCGCAACACGACGTCGCAGCTCGCGTCGAACGGTGTGAAGAATTACGACAAGCTCGCCGAGGCGGCCGGCAACCTGACCGCCGTGGCGGGCGGCGGCAAGGAAGCCTTCAAGGGCGTCGCGATGATGCTCACCCAGACGGCCGGCGAGGGGAAGCTGACCACCGAGAATTGGAATCAGCTGTCCGATGCGATTCCGGGCGCCTCCGGCAAGCTTCAGGAGGCGATGAAGAAGAACGGCGCGTACACCGGCAATTTCCGTGACGCGATGGCGAAGAGCCAGATCACCGCCGACGAATTCAACAAGGCTTTGCTGCAGCTCGGCATGACGGATGTGGCGAAGCAGGCCGCGGAGTCGACCACGACCTTCGAGGGTGCGGTCGGCAACTGGGAAGCGGCGGTGCAGAAGTTCGGCATGACAGTGCTGGACAAGGTCAAGCCGCAATTGACCGACGCGCTCAACGGCATGACCGACAGGGTCGGGAAGTTCACCGACTGGTTCTCCGGCGCGTGGGACGGCGTCGTGGCCTTCATCGGCAACGGCAAGGTCGACAAGGCCCTCGCCGAATCCTTCCACCTGGACAAGAACGCCACCGCGGCCATCGAGGACGCCTACCGTCGAATCAAGCTCGGATACACCGGTCTGACCACCTTCATCAAGGAAGGCCGCTTCACCACCGAATTCAACACCGCCTTCGAGGGCGTCGACGGCGATGTGATGGTCGACCTCCGTCAGAACATGCTGGACGTGCGTGACGCCGCCAGCGCCCTGCTGAAGAACCTCCCCGGCTTGGGCGAATTATTCAACACTCCGAAGGACGGAGACAAGTCCAATCTCACCAGGACGCTGAAGGTAATCAACGTCACCCTGCACGGCATCAAGCCGCTCTTGGATCTGCTCGTTTCGCTCGAGAAGGCGTGGAATGGCCTGTCTGCCGAGCAGCAGGGCACGATCTTCGACGCCGCGATCTACCTGTGGCTCGGGAGCAAGGGATTCAAGATCCTGAAGAACGTGTGGGGTATCGGAAAGGGCATCGCGAAGACGTTCAAGACCGCCGGCGCGGCCATCAAATCGGTCGGCACCTTCCTCGGCGGATTGAAGGAGCCGAAATGGCTCACGTCGCTCATGAAAGCCGGAGGGAAGCTTTTCCGGACCGGGGGGAAGCTGTCGTTCGCGGCGCCCGCCGCCACCATGGCCGGTACGGCCGTAGTCACTGGTCAGACCGCCGAGCACGGCACGCCGAAATGGGTGTGGACAATCCTGCAGAAGCTGCAGGGCAAGGACACGTCAGACAAGGCGTACGCCAGATACCAGCGGGAATACAAGGCCAACGGCGAGCAGAAGATCCTCGGCGTCAGCGGCAATCAGGTGGCGCACGCGCTCAATCCCGTCAACTGGCCGGGCATGATCGCATCCGGCGCCAAAAGCGCATGGAACGGCATCTCAAACGCCGCGCAGGCCTCCGGGCAGGCGCAGGCCGACAGCACCGCCATGCAGGTGCAGGCGCAGCAGGCCGGCCTCGAACAGGTCAAGAAAGCCTGGAGGGACGCGACCGGCTGGATCAACGACAACTGGTGCGATCTCATGGTCAAGATCCAGGGCAGGTTCGATGCGGCCGTCGACTGGGTCGAATCCGGCTGGCAGGGCGTGTGCGGATGGTTCTCCGGGATCGGCGCGTCCATCGGCGGGTTCTTCGCAGGCGTGCCGGCCGCAATCGGCGGTTTCTTCGATTCCGCCGGACAGTGGGCTCAGACCAAGTGGCAGGGCGTGTGCGGATGGTTCTCCGGCATCCCCGGCAGCATCACCGGCTTCTTCACGGGAATACCCGACACGTTCGGGAGCATTTTCCAGACCGCCAAGGACCGCATCACCGGCATCTTCGGCAGCGTCGGCGGCTGGTTCGACACCAATGTCAGAACTCCGATCCACGATGCGATCCATGCCATCGGCCAGACCTTCGAAAGCACGAAGGACTGGATCCGGCGAAGCTGGGATCAGGTCAGGGACGCGGCCAAGAGCCCTGTGAAATTTATCGTGGACACGGTCTATGACAAGGGCATCAAGAAGGTCTGGAATTCCGTGGCCGGCGCCGTGGGTTTGAAGCTCGCTTTGCCGGATGTGAAATTCGCGAGTGGCGGCACGGTCGGCGGCATCAACCCCGGCTACGCGCCGGGCGTCGACTCGATTCCGGCGATGACCTCGCCTGGTGAGGCGTGGATGGTGCCCGAATGGACGAAGGCCGTCGGCGTGGAGAATGTCTACCGGTGGAACGCCTTGGCTCGCCATCGGGGCGTGCAGGCCGTGCGCGACGATATGGGCATCGGCCATTACGCGAAGGGCGGCATCGCCACCCCAGCGCAGGCCATCGCCAAGGCCAACGGCATCCACTCCGGGTATGCAGGCATGTGCCTCAAATTCGTGCAGGACTGCTACAACGCCGCGGCGAGGTTCCCCTCGGCCTTGGCCGCCTGGCAGGGGAGCACGGCACGGCATGCGCTCGGCAGGAGCGTGAGCGGAGTGCCGCAGGGCGCACCGCTGTACATGACCGACGGCAACCCCAACGGCCACGTCGCCATCTACCTGGGCGGCGGGCGCATGCGCACCACCAACAGCGCCGACGGCAAAATCCATACGGATCCCGTCAGCCTGTGGACAGGCAAATACGGGTACCGGCTGCAGGGGTGGACTGGCGATATCGAAGGCCAGGCGATCCCCGGCCTCGGCAAGGGCATCATCTCCACGGCATTGGATGCCGTGGGCGACATGCTGTCGAATGTCGGCGACTGGGTGCGATCGAGGATCGTGGATCCGGTCAAGCGCATGGTCACTGGCGCCGGTGGCGGGCAGTGGGGCGGCATGGTCGGCCGACTGCCCGTCATGGCCGCCGAAAGCCTTGCGTCGAAGGCGGCGTCGATGGCCGCGAAGCTCATCGGCGCGAATAGTGACAGTGGCTCCACGGTGTCCGGCGGGGTGGAACGCTGGCGTGGGCTCGTGCAGCGGGTGCTCAAGGAGCTCGGCCAATCCGACGCCTGGACGGACACGGTGCTTCGCCGCATGAATCAGGAGTCCGGTGGCAATCCCAATGCCGTCAACAACTGGGATTCCAACGCTCGCGCGGGGCAGGCGTCGCGTGGTCTGATGCAGACCATCCCCGGCACCTTCAACGCCTACGCGGGCAAGTATCGGAATCGCGGCATCACGGATCCGCTCGCCAACATTTATGCGGGCCTGAATTATGCGCTGCATCGTTACGGCTCTTTGTCCGCCTTGAATCGTGCGGACGGCTACGCGCTCGGCGGCATCGTCGGAGACGATAGGCCGACCCTGTACGACCGTGGCGGCATCCTGCCTCCCGGACGGCACCTGGTCGCCAACGAGACCAGGCAGCCTGAGCTCGTGCTGACGCGGGAGCAGGTCCTCAAGGTCTTCGGCGGCGAAGTCAGAGACAAGGGCGATCGGACCGTGAATCTCAACGTCAATATTCCGGAGCGCTCCGACCCGTGGGCGGATGCATCGATTCTCGTGCGAACCGCAAGGCACCAATTGCGATAAGGAGGCCGTCATGGCTTATTTTGCTGAATTGTCGGCCTCCGGCTTGGATCCGGTACGCTTCGGGGGCTCGGGTGATCTTGATTGCCTGTGTATTGCGAAGGGTGGCATCGAGGGTTGGTGGTCGACTCCCGCCGCGAAGGTTAATGTGACGGCTCGCGGCCAAGGTGACGGTGGACACGACGTGGATGAGGATGACATCTCGTATGCGTCGCGTACCGTCACCCTGCACTGGAATGCCAATGCCTCCAGTCGTGACGCGCTCATCGCTTTGACCGACAGTGTCCGCAAGCTCGTGCATCGTCAGGTCACGATGCGTGTGGTCGACAGCGCCGAGGACACCTACTGCAGTGGCGGATACATGGTGCTCACACAGCAGCCGGGGTACAGGTCCGGCAGCATTGCCGATTCGACCATCACGCTCGTTTTTGAGCGTCCCGAGCGTCTGTCGACGCTGGCGCATTCCGGTGAGGCTCGTGCGTCTGTGGTGCAGGCCGGCGGCTTGAGCTATGGCGCGTCCAATGGTGGCCTCGCATACCCGCTGTCTTACGGCGCGGTGTCGGATGGTGCGACGGTGGTGCGCCTGCCGAATCAAGGCACCAGCCGCGCATATCCGATTTTCGCGATTAATGGCGAGTGGCCGCAGGGTTGCACGCTCAGGCTCGCATGCGACGGGCGGAATTCGACGCTCGCCTTCGGCCAGGCCATCCACACCGGCACCCAGGTTCTGTTGGACACACGCTCTCGCACGGCCACGATGGGCGGCGTGGACGTGACCGCGAAGCTCTCCCAGCGCGGGTGGATGACGATCCCCGCAGGCAAGGCCTTGACGGTCAATCTCGCCACGCCCGGCGGCGGCTGGGTCACGTGCGAGGCGCACGACACGTACATCTAAACGTTTTCCGATTCGGAGGTGCAACACCTATGACAACCGCACTCGGCATCCGCCCGGACTCGAAATCCCAGGGCGTGAGCCCACAGGTGCATCGGCACATCATCAGCGCGCAGTGGGCGAGCGACGGGATTATACAGGGGTTGGATGTGACAGGCGGCACGGGGCTCACCTACACCGTGAGCGCCGGCACGGCTCTCATCCAGCCGGACGGCCAGAAGGGCGAGGCGGTGCTCGCGTACTGGCCGGGCGGACAGACCCCGGCGGTGGCCGCCGGCAACGCAGGGCTGAGCCGGTATGACGTCATCTGGCTTCGCGCGCACGATCTCGACAAGGGTGATACGGACAATCAGGTGGTTTTGGGCGTCACGCAGGGCACACCGGCCGCTGATCCGGACGTGCCGCTCGACCAAGTGCCATCCGACGTGGTGCGATTGGCGGCCATGCTCGTACCCGCCGGCATGACCCAGACCAAATCCTGCAGCAGTGATGGCGCTGAACGATACGCCATGCCATACGGCGCATCCAAGGGTCTGATCGCTCGGAACGTCCGCAATTACGAGGGTCCGGCGAACATGGGCGACGGCGGCAAGGACTATTTTGAGCAGGACACGGCCTTCTTTTTGCCGACCGACCGGCTGGTGGAGCTCCGCTACACCGCCTGTGCCGCGGCCTGCCGTCACGACAATCCCAAGAAGCCGACCGAGGACGCCACGCAGATGGCCTGCTGGTACGTCGGCTTCCAGGTCGACGGCAAGGACGTGGCTGGTGGCGGCGGCCAGTTCCAGGTGAGCCGCGCGTGGCAGCAGGTGCATCTCAACGCCTTGGTCGAATTGCAGGCCGGATGGCACACCGTCCGTACCCGCAACCACCGTGTCGCGTGGGGCGAGAACGTGTATTTCATCTGCCATTCCGACTCGAAGGAAAACTATCCTGGCCGCACCCTCGAGGTGTGGGACCGTGGCGTGAACGTCGGCTGAGGAGGGCCTATGGCTTGGCGAGCGTATGTCGTGGACACGATCAGCGGGCAGATATTATGCCCGATCGACCTGCCGAATTTCTCGTGGTCGGTCAGCGTGGCTGACTCGTCGCTCTCCACCACGAAATCCAAGGGCGTCGGCAAGGACGAGGTGAGTGGACTCAAGGTGCCTTGGACCGCGGTGCCGGCCAATTCGCCAGGCGAACGCTCACGGCTCCTAGCGCCGGACAGGCGAAGCATCGCCCTGTGCTGGACCAGCCCGCTCGACCCGGAGGATGCGATAGGCACGCCGATCCTGTGCGGACTGATAGGCCAGAGGAAGGACGGTCCGCTCGATACTGATTTCAGCCTGACAAGCCTTTACGGGCTCCTCGGCGACAGATACTTGGTGCGCGAGGGAGCCTACGGAGCCGCCAATGGCAGCACCAGCATGGATGTCATCAAATTCGGCAATCTATCCCTGCGCGCCATCGCGGCCGAGGCGGGCTGGCTGTGCACCAACGCCAAGCCGGGCGGCGGACTGCCCATCGACTGGCACTATCGAGGAGAGCAAGGCTCGCACCAACGCGAATACGATTCATGGGATATCCAGAATCTGAAATGCTCGGGCGTGTGGGACAAGATCGCCAACGTGGAAAACGGGCCCGACCTGCAATTGAGGCCGAAACTGTCCGGCGACACGATCCGTTTCGACTTCATCGCCGGCAGCGACGCCGACCCGAATATCGCGCAGAACACGATTATCGAACTATCTTCCTCGCCTTATGGCGGCACTTTGGAAAACGTGACCGTCGACCATCTCGGAGCCGTTCATCGCGTCTACGCTTCCGGTTCGGGCACTGACAAGGCGCAGCTGTGCCACCTGTCCGAGGATCTGAGACTCGTGAGCGGCGACCATGAGCCGTTCCCGCTCCGCGAGATGGCCTACAGCGACACGGACGCGGCCGATGCGAATCTGCTGCGCCAGCATGCCGACGGTGTCCTTTCCGCGAATCATGCGCCGCTCATGCAGATTAAGGGCGAATTGCACGCCAATGATCTGAGCGTGGACGGCACGCCATTGCATCCGCTCGGCAGCTTCTGGCCCGGCGAGACGATGAAGTTGGACATCCAAGGATTCCCGAGTCTCGCGGACGGCGTGTACGAATGCCGGCTCATGCAGATGAGCGGCGACCAGTCGGACAAGGTGAGTCTGATATTCGACGCCATGGCCGACCCCATGGCCTGACGGGAAAGGAAGACCATGACCTCGCACGTGGAGCTGAACCCCGACGCCGACGTGCTCGGCCTGAGCCTCGGCATGAAGGCCATGCGCCTCGCCCTGACGCAGAAGACCCACAAGACCGGCACTGTGCGCATCCCTACACAGGGTGATACGGATGTCATCATTGGCGATGGCGCGTCGGACGGGGTCAACAGGATTGACCAGGACGGACGCCAGATGCCGCTCGTGGACATGAGCGGCATCGACAAAGCCGCCCAGGACGCGCAGCAGAAGGCGGATGCTGCGGCGGCGAAGGCCGACAAGGTCCGAAGCGATCTGACCCGGCAGATCCAGGATGCGAAGTCCGAGATGGACTCCACCGTCAAGGCCGCCCAATCATCCGCCGACAAGGCACAGTCGGCGGCCGATGCGGCCCAGAAGGCGGCTGACAAAGCCAATGCATCCACCGCCGATTTGGACAAATCCATCAAGGCAGTCGATGCGAAGGCCATCGCGGCAAAACAGGCGGCTGCCGAAGCCCAGTCCAAGGCCGAGAACGTCGCATCCGACCTCGATTCCGCGAACGCGGTCATCGAACAGCACACCACGGAACTCGGAACCCTTACAACGAAGGTCTCCAATGCCGTCACTAAATCCGACAGTGCCCTGAGTGTCTCCACGGAGGCCAAACAGACTGCGACCGAGGCATCGACTACGGCATCTTCCGCATACAAGGATTCGCAGACCGCTCTTACACAGAGCACCACTGCGACCCAGACCGCAACCGCCGCAAAGACCACTGCCGAATCAGCAAGCAAAACCGCAAACGATTCGCTTAAGCAGTCTTCCGCAGCTGTGCAGACGGCCAATCAGATCAGCACGACTCTGAAGACCGAGTATCAGACCAAGGCGGATGCCGACAAGATCTACGCGACCCAGTCGAGTCTGAAACAGACTTCGGATTCCATCACGACTTCGGTCTCAAAGACATATGCCACAAAAGATGCATTATCCGCTCTCCAGAACGTTGCGGATAACGCCATCGAATCCTGGCGGGGAACAGGTGCCCCGACACTGACGAACAAGCCGGCTTCGGACTGGACCACCGACGCTAAGAGGAAGAAGCACTCCGGCGACCTTTATTATGACAAGGCCACCGGCAAGGCATACCGGTTCGGCTCCGACGACGGCGAGACCTACACGTGGGAGCTGAACCAGGATACCGATGTCACCAAGGCATTGGCGGATGCATCCAAGGCGCAGACTTCTGCGAATAATGCACAGGCATCTGCAACGGCAGCGAACACCGCAGCCGGCAATGCTCAATCGACGGCGAATACCGCGGTCGGCAATGCCGCCACAGCGAAGAAGGCAGCCGATGCCGCGCAATCCAGTGCGAACAAGGCTCAGGGCGATGTCGATAAGCTGAAGATCGATATTCCGGCGACCTATGCGACCAAGAGTTCGCTGTCTCAGACCGCGGAATCCATTACGGCGAATGTCGAGTCGGTTAAGACAACGGCGAATAGCGCCGTGACAGCTGCGTCGAAGGCACAGCAGACCGCAGATGATATTTCCGCGAATCTGACAAAGAATTATCAGACAAAATCCCAGGCAGATGCGATATATGCAACGAAGGCGAGTCTCAAGGCGACTTCCGAGAGTATTTCCGCCGAAGTCACCAAGGCACAGGGAACCGCCGATGGTGCCGTGACAGCCGCATCGAAGGCGCAGCAGACCGCCGATGCCGTCACTCTGAATCTGTCGAAGAACTACAATACGAAAGCGCAGAACGATGCTCTGTATGCAACCCAGACGAGTCTGAAGGCGACTTCGGATTCGCTTAGCGCGAATATTACGGCAAATGCGAAGACCGCACAAAGCGCTGTTGACAAGGCGACGAGTCTCGAAGCAAATCTTAACGGTTTTAAGACCACTGTTGCTGAAACCTATCAGACTAAAGATGGAATGTCTGATTATGCCACAACCAGTGCGTTAAACCAAACAGCGAATTCCATTAAAGCTGAAGTCACTGAAGTCTCTAAGACCGCAAACAGTGCAATGTCCAAAGCCACTACAGTGGAACAGACTGCCAATGGCCTTAGCGGTAAGATCACCGAACAGGGTAAGACACTCGATGCGACAGTTACAACAGCCAACGAAGCAAAGAGCACCGCTGACAGCAATAAGGCAGCTATCAGTCAGGTAAGCACCACAGCCGGTGATGCGCTTACTAAAGCCTCTACGGTGGAACAGAATCTGAATGGGTTCAAGACAACCGTTGCTGAGACCTATACCACCAAGAATGATTTCAATAATCTTACGATTGGTGGACGGAATCTTCTGTTGAATAGTGATTTCAGCAAAGGCACCGATAACTGGGTTCTTGAACTTCAGAACAATGGTCTTGGAACTGTCAAAGCCGAAGCACTTTCTGGATTTGCCTTTGCAACCACGATGCTGACAATAAATGTAACAAAGAGCACAACAAATCTTTGTCGCATTTATCAATTACGATCACCGAATCCGATGCGAACCGATACCGTCGATACTGTGTCATTCTGGGCAACTGCAAGTAAATCAGTTCCAGTTCAGTTCGGTAGAAATGATGATCAGAGATTCATCACGGTGCAAAAAGGCTGGCATTATTATAAGGCAACGGTATCGAAGTGGAATGGTTCAAATGCATTTGTTATCGGATTCAAAAATGGATTTGTAGGTACGCTTAAGATAACAAATATCATGTGGGAACACGCATCCAAGGCTTCCCAATGGTCTCCAGCCCCGGAAGATCTTCAGCCCGCAGGAGATTATAGCACCAAGTCATACGTCGATCAGACTGCTAAATCGGTGGCGCTTGGTGTTGTTCAGAATTATAAAGGTTCCGATGGATCCGGTCTGGCTACAAAATCCGATATCACGGTCGCAAAGGATAGTATTACAAGCACCGTCGCAAGTACCTACGCCACCGCGAGCGGCGTAATGGAGGAGATCTCGTCGAAGATCACCCAGAACAACAACAGCCTGGACGTGAAGTTCGCAACCAAGGCCGAAAACCAGACTGCGCAGGACACGGCGAACGCAGCCAAGTCCGACGCGTCGAAGGCGCAGTCCCGTATTGGGCCCCTGGAATCGTGCATCAGCCTCACATCCGATGGCGTGCAGGTCGGCAAGCGTTCGAACGGCGAGTTCACGGGACCGTCCGCACTGGTCGGCACCGATGGCGTCTTCCATGTGAAGAACCGTGATTCGAACGGCAAGACCGATGATGTGGTCAAACTCGGCCAGGATGTCCTGGTCGTCAAATCGAAGCTCGCTCAGAGCGGCGGCGGCTACATCGACCGGTTGGTGGTTGGCCCATACGGAGACGACCATTTCGCGATCAGGCTGAGTCCGGCGCTTGCCGCTGACGCATCGAACTCCTCCGAACCGGTCCAGATGTGGCAGACCGGCTGGCAGAACGTCACGACTGGTAAGGGATGCGAGGTCTACGGCCACGCGTCGTACGGGTACCGGGGAGGCTGCCTGCGCTTCCGAGGGCGCGTCAAGACCACGATCGACGGCGACAACAGTCTCTTCGACAACCCTGGCGTGCTCAAACTGTGGGTGTCGACCATGAACCGGAACTTCCTTCTGCCCGCCTACCGGGACAACACGCTGGGATGGGCGAACGCGTACATACCGGCCAACAGCCGTCAGGTGAAGATCCACGGCGTCTGGGACTGGGTGTCGCTCGACCAATTGAGCATCGCCCAATGATCCAAAACCACCATAAACCAACCAAGGAGGACGATATGTCTGACGAAAACAATGAAAACACCGGGACCACGGCGAACGTGGAGGACGGCATCCTCGACCTGCGGCCGCCGAAAGGCAGCCTCATCCGCCAACTGCTGCGCTTGGGCCTGACGTTCGACCACAAGGACGCGGACGGTGAGACATGGTGCGACTATTCGCGTGGTGTCACCGCCACCTTCACGGACCGGCAGGCCACCGAGGCCACCATCGCGGACATGGACACCAAGGACTCGCAGGCGATCACCGTCGAGCGTCTCGCGCAGGTCAACGAGATCAAGACATGGCGCAGCGATGGGGCGTCCGACTGATGTTCCCGCCAGACCTTTTCTCCAGCACTGAGTTCTGGACCGCGTCCGTGGTCGCCCTGGTCGGCGGCGGGGGAGTGGGCGCCATCATCGGCGCCGTCTCGTCCCGTCGCAAGGACACCGCGCAGATCGCCGCCCAAGCGTGCGACATCCTGACCGACAGCGTCATCAAGCCATTGCGCGAGCAGGTGGACTCGCAGGAGGAGCAGATCCAACACCTGGAATCACAGCAGCGGAAATATTTCGTCCTGGCGGCCTACACCCGCTCGCTTTTCCACTGGCTCCAGACCTTCTGCGAGATCATCGAGCCTGGTTTCCTGGCGAATCATCCGAAGCCCCATCTGCCCGACGAATTGCGGGCCGACATCGCGCCCGAAACGTTGGAGGACTGAGTGACGCATGCCCTGATTTCGCTGTGCACGCTCATTGTCCTGCTGGCGGTCATCTCACGACAATAACCATTTCAAGGCCATCTCTTCGGAGGTGGCCTCCCTTATTAAAGAGGCAAAATATGGCAGACCATGCCACCAAAAACAACACCACCAATAATCTTCCCGGTCTGACAGCCGAGCGCGTCAAGGCCGGAGTGACTATCGTCGTAACCCTCTACGCGCTGGTCAACGCCGGCCTGTCCTTGGCCGGCATCAATCCGCTGCCTTTCACCGATGAGCAGGTGAGCGCTTCAATCTTCGGCGTCATCGGCATCGGCGGCACCATCTACGGATGGTGGAAGAACCAGAACATCACCAGTGCGAGCCTTGCTGGCCAGCAGCTCGTGGACGCGCTGAAGAAGGAGGGTGTGGTCAATGGCATCACCGCCGCGAAGAGCGCGGCCTTGAGCGCGGCTTCCGCCGTGGCCAAGACCACGCCGAAGACCGCCGCCGCCAGCGCCGATACCGCCGACACCACGGGTGAGACCGTCTCGGATTCCGCCGACCTCAATCCGGGCGGTAACCTCTGATGACCGGCGCAAGCTTCGCAAAATGGCGCGGCAGCCCGAACCACTACAACGGCCGCAACGGATTGCACGTCGACCACATCACCCTGCACATCATGGTCGGCAGGCTCGCGGGCACGGACTCGTGCTTCATGCGCTCCAGCTTCCAAGCAGCCAGCCATTACGGGGTCGGCGGCGACGGGAGCGTCTACCAGTGGGTCGACGAGGCGAACGGCAGCTGGGCCGACGCCAACTGGCAGAGCGATTGTTCGGGCATCACCATCGAGCATGAGGGCGGCATGGACGGCATCCCCGTCACCGACGCCGAGGTCGAGGCCAGCGCACGACTCTGCGCCGACATCGCCCGACGATACAACTGGAAGACCCTCTGGCACGACGCCAGCGGCAACCGGCACGGCAACATCGTCCTGCACCGAGAGGTGCCGGGCACCGACCACTACGGGTGCCCCGACAGGTGCGTCAACGCGCTGCCGGTGGACCGGATAATCGCAAGAGCAAACGAACTATTAGGAGGTGCCGCAATGGCATTGACGGATGAGGACATCATGAAGATATGGACGCACAAGCTCCCGAACGGAGCCTGTGTGAGGGACTGCCTGTCGCCGGCGATCCAGGACGTGTTCGCCATGCACGATAAAGGCCTGACCGGCGGGACGTGGCTGCACAAGCTGCCGAACGGCAGGTACGCGAGGGATGTGATCAGCGACGCGACCAGCGACGTCATCCGTCTCCACGACACGATGATCCCGCAACTGACGGCGCAGGTCACCGCCCTGACCGCGGCGGTCAAGACCCTCGCCGAAAGCAAGGGCGCCGACCCCGACCAGATCGCCGCCGCCGTCGAGAACGCCGTGAAGGCCAAGCTCGATAAACTCAAGATCACCGTGACCGACGGCCAGTGA